CACCTGGGTAAGCGCATCTGATCTCCAAACCAAAGGCTTGGATATGCCATTTTGAAACTGAACAGTAGTATTTAGGTTCCTACTGTGCAGAAGATTGATGGCGACGGTTCTGTCGACATATCTCGTTTTTCGAAGCGAGAGTAGTCGGAAGGCCCGATCTAATCTTTTGGGGGAAACAAACAAAGCATGGAGAATCTTTCTCTTCGTCGCAGAGGTGATTGAGTCACACGACTGCACTAGTTCCTTCATTTTCGTTCCAGATTGTAGAATTAATTTTCCACGATTCTGGAGCGCAATGAGTGAGCCAATATGTCGTTTAACTGATATCGATTGCTGAACGAAGGGATTCCTCTTACCTGCGAGAGCACGTGAGATGTCATCGGCGGCAGTGAAGGCTGCGAAGATCTCATCGGCTTCAACATCGTCGTCTTGTTGAACCACGTCTCGTTCGACGTCCTCTACATCTTCAACTAGACTCGTGAGTTGAGGGTTAAAGTTCGATTTGCAGACCTTTGCCATTCCGTATGACGCTATCCCTGCGAGCAGGTTTAGAGTCACGGGAATGGGTATGGATCTACATTTCGCCCTCCCTCCTTTTCTACGTTTTGAGTAGTGGGCAAGTCGTCGCAACGCTCCATGTACCGTTGGATTCTGACATATGAGATCTAAATCTTTGATACTCCCCGCTGTAGACTTCCTCTGGAAGAAGCCTTGGGAACCCGATGCTTCTGCAAGACCTACACGGATCTTAGATTTATACTCCTCATTTTCAGGATCCTCATCCTTTTCAACAATTCTCTCACAAAACACCCCTCTCTTACCTCGGTGAGCTTTCTTTTTGTTTATGACTAGACCCATTTGATGGATCTTGCGCTCGTAGTTATCTACTTGCACAGGACTCCATGCTCCAAATAGGTCATCGCCGCAAACAGCTAGAGATCTCAACGGTGCATTGTAGTAGCCACAGAAGACGTTGACTAGAGAGAGCACAGTCCAGCTGAGTCCGAGTCCCAGATAACCACCACGTGTAGTGCGGGTAGCACCCGTATTATCGTGATATATCTGTGGACCCATGATGGCTAGACCAGCTCTTCTCTCTTCATCGGTCCAGGTGAGGACATCCGCCAAGGCATTGATGACTGTTGCATTGACATCAAATTGGAGGTATTCTGTCGCGTCCGATAGATCGGCGCTATAGGCTTCGACTGAAGCTGACGGAACTCCTCTACTATGATTCGATACACAGATTTCTTTTCCTTGCAGTATGTGCTTTGTACACCCGAGGTGCTTGAGGAAGCGCACGGTGCGTTGTGAGAGAACTCGTGCACAGTGGACTTGATGAGCTGGATGGATAGAGGCAACTCTGACCTTCCCTCCTCGTTCTCGAATCGCCACCGCTTTGAAGGGTTGCGGACCTAGAGATGCTGTTTTAAGAAACGCATACCTAGCGTACGCCTCCGGTTCAATGGGCTTCTCAAGTTCATCTTTCAAGTTGTTGTTTCGGTAGAAGTTTAGTCCTAATGAGCCAATGCCCCTGAT